TTAGTAAAAACCCAATGATTAACCAAATTCTAAACGAAACCGCAATGGCTCCTGTAAGTAATGATGGTGGATTTAGAACAATGAATTTTGGACAAGGTGATATGGGTTCTATTGTAGGTAAAACTGCAATAGCTGAAAAAATGGGATATGGTGATTTAGCAAGAGGACCACAACCAAGTGGATTGGGTGTTCAAACTGGAGTACCTGAATTAGATAAAGCATTGAATAGAGATTATTCAGAATTGGTAAAACGATTTAATAAAAAATAATGGCAGTTATTATAGGTAAAAAAATGTTAAAAGATACGGGTCAATACGAAGACTACGCTATTGGTATAACATTGCCTATACAAATTGGAAATACGGCATTTAATCAAGCTTTTACCACAATAGAGCAAGCAAAATCTAATATTAAAAATTTATTACTAACAAATAGAGGTGAACGAATAATGCAACCTCAATTTGGTAGCGGACTTAAAGAACTTTTATTTAATTTTAATGATAATAAATTAGAAACTGATATAGAAGATACAATAGTAAATTCATTGGAGTATTGGCTACCATATGTAATAGTCGATGATATTGTTATTGAACAAACCGATGATAATAGAGATTCTAATATTGTATATGTATCAATACGTTTTAAAATATCTGGAATGCCACAACTTGAAACCGTTACATTTAAAGTAAAAGCATAAAAAAATGGCAATAACTACAACAAATAGAAATTTTAAAAATAAAGGTAAGGATATAAAATATCTAAATAAAGACTTTTCTGATTATAGAAATAACTTAATAGAATTTTCCAAAATTTATTTTCCAAAAACTTATGCTGATTTTAATGAAACCTCACCTGGTATGATGTTTATTGAAATGGCATCGTATGTTGGTGATTCATTATCATACTATGTGGATGATACTTTAAAAGAGTCTTTAATGCCATATGCGGAAGATTTACAAAATGTAATAGCATTATCTCAATTTTTAGGATATAAACCAAAAGTAACATCTCCTGCAATAACAACATTGTCTGTTTATCAATTAGTACCATCTATTGGTAGTAGTGTATCTAATAAACCCGATGAAAGATATTATTTAGAAATAAAGCAAGGAATGCGAGTTGAATCAACGGATAATATTGTATTTAGAACATTAGAAAATCTAAACTTTTCGGATTCATATGGTAGACAAATAAGTATTTATCCAAGAGATATAAATACGGGAGAGCCAACATTTTATTTAATTAAAAAAAATATACAAGCTATATCTGCTATTGAAAAAGAAGCAACTTTTACATATGGTTCATATACACCATTTCAAAAAATAGATTTAGGTGATACTGATGTTATTGAAATATATGATGTTAGAGATTCAAATGGAAATAAATACTATGAAGTTCCTTATTTAGCTCAAGAAATGATTTTTATAGATGAGCCAAATAACGAAAGTACAGACCCTGATTTGGCTCAATTTAAAGATACAGTACCATATGTGTTAAAAACAATAAAAACACCTAGAAGATTTATAACAAAAGTAAATCAAGATAGTACAACCACAATTCAATTTGGAGCAGGAGATGCATCAGCAAGTGATGAGCAATTAATTCCAAATCTTAAAAATGTTGGATTGGGATTACCAAATTCTATTAGTAGATTGGAAGAATCATTTGACCCAACTAATTTTTTAAAAACAAAAACATATGGAACATCTCCATCTAATACTACAATTACTGTTAAGTATTTTGTAGGTGGTGGTGTTAGTTCAAATGTTGCTCAAGGTAAAATAACAAAAATAACAGGTGTTGAATTTCAAAATAATTTAAATTCTCTAAATCAATCAGAAATAGCCGCATATCAATCTATAAAAAACACATTAGTAGTTGATAATGAAGTACCAGCTGTTGGTGGTAGGGGTGGTGAAACAATTGAAGAAGTTAGACAGAATGCTTTGGCAAACTTTGGAGCACAAAATAGAGCTGTAACTGCAAAAGATTATCAAATACGAGCTTTATCAATGCCTGCAAAATTTGGTGGTATTGCAAAAGCATATGCAGTTGCGGATGGTACATTAGATAATAATTCACCATCATCAATATTAGCATCACCAAATCATTTACAAGAGTTTACGGATTTAGTAATGAAATTTGTAAATAAACCCGATATACAAGAACCAACTTTAGCTTCTGTCAAAGAAGAAATAACAAAATTCTTAATTGGAAAAGATAGTAATGTAAAGGAAAAAAATAATCCATTTGCAATTAACTTATATTTGTTAGGATATAACTCAAATCAAAATTTAACAAATTTAAATAGAGCTATAAAAGAGAATCTTAAAACATATTTAAATGAATATCGTATATTAACCGATGGTGTTAATATTAACGATGGGTTTGTAATTAACATTGGTATTGAATTTGAAGTTTTAGCATATAAAAATTATAATAAAACAGAATTATTAACAAATTGTATTAGTGAGTTAAAAAATTATTTTAGTATAGATGGATGGACGTTTAACCAAACAATTAATTTAAGTGAAATCGAATTGTTATTGGCAAATATTGAAGGAGTATCATCAGTACCAATGCTTAAAATAACAAATAAATGTGGTGGTAAGTATTCACCAAACTCATATAATATAAGTGCGGCAACTAAAGATAAAATTATATATCCATCGTTAGACCCATCGGTTTTTGAAGTTAAATTTCCGAATTCGGATATTAAAGGAAGAGTAAAATAATGATATATTTTTTAACAGCATCTAAAGACGCATCGGTTTATTTACAACAACCCAATCAAAATACTGGGCTTGATGAAATATTAGAAATTAGTAAAGTCTATTATGGTAACATAAAAGATGTTGCTAGAAGCATGATTAAATTTGATGTTGGATTTTTATCAGCATCTATTTCAGCTGGTACAATTGGATTGGGTTCTGCTAATTTATTATTAAAAGAAACTCAAAGTGAAGAACTTCCATTGGAATATACAATATATGCAAACCCACTTTCTGGAAGTTGGCAAATGGGTATTGGAACTCGTTTTGATAATGTATCAACCGCTGGTGTAACTTGGAATTATAGAGATGGTGATAGTAAATTAGAATGGTTAGAAAATAATCTTAATTTAGGTACTGATGCAAACCCAAACAATGGAACGGGTGGAACTTGGTGGAGTGGTTTTAGTAGTATTCAATCATATAACTATCAAACAGCTGATATTAATATGGATGTTAAAGACATATTAAAAGTATGGATGAGTGGTTCAATTCCAAACGATGGATTATTGTTAAGACATTCCGATGTTGTAGAAAACAATATTGAAGATTATGGACAGTTAAAGTTTTTTAGTAAAGAAACCCATACTATATATCAACCTAAAATTAGTATTGGTTGGGACGACCAAACATTTACAACAGCTTCATTAAGTCCATTGACTGCTGAAGATATTAAAGTTAGTATATCTAATCTAAAAAAAGAATACAAATTGGGTAGTACTCCAAAGTTAAGAATATTAGCTAGAGAATTATATCCATTAAAAACATTTACAAATACATTCGCTTACAATAGCCTTAAATATTTACCACAAACAACATATTATCAGATAAAAGATTTTTCATCTGATGATGTGATAGTACCATTTTCGGACTATTCAAAAGTAAGTTGTGATTCAAATGGAAACTATATAAACTTAAATCTTTCAAATTGGGAGGCTAACAGAACATATAAAATAGAATTTAAAATTGAACAAAATGGAAGTGTTCAATATTTTGATAATAGTATAACATTTGATATAGTCAAATATTAAAAATGGCAGTAAACACTGGTTTAAAGAACGAAGCAAAAATTAGCGAACTTTTAGTTAAGGGTTCGGAAGCAATCACGACAAAAAATGATTTTGGTGTCCATATATTTAGTGGTTCGGTTGTAGATGATGGTATTATTTCTGGAAAATTACAAAAACCAAAATACGATATAGCTGAAATCCAAAAAACAGTAGATATTGTAATAACAGAATTACTTCCACCTGAAGTACCTGAATTACCTGATACTGTTTTACGAAGTGTGTACAATCCGGTAACACAATCTGTAATAGATTTGACTTTTCAAGTTGAAAGATTAAATACATTAGTTACTAACTTAAATGCAAAAGTAGCCGGATTGCAAATCGTATCTCAAAGTTTAAGAGAAGAAATGGATTCAAAAGAGCTTACAGTAGCTTCAGCACAAAACCAAACTTCTCAAGCAAATAGTAAAATTAGTAGTACTGTTACCGAATTGCAAAAAGCTATTCAAAAAGCAACTAATGAATCATTACAAAGAGTTTCACTTTTTGCAAGAAATCAAGCTTTATTAAAAGAAAATGAAAATTTAAAAGACCAATTAACTGGTAAGACTTCAAAAATAGCAGAAGGAGCTAAAGTTGGAAAAGAGTTTTCAGTTAAAGTAATAGCTAAAGCTGACCCTAAATACGCTGATTTAACTTTTAATTCAAAATATGATGGTAATGGAAATGGTAGTTGGGTTAATGGACCTGATATTGAATTGTATAATTTTACAAAGGATGCCGTAACCTTAACTTTCTTTACAAGCGGACCTGCTGCTGATGTAATTTTTGCACCAACAACAGTTACACTTCAATCGGAAGAAACAAAAATTATAGCAATAAAATCCAAACCAGGTCCAATAGCAGATAAACCACCAACTAGATTAGGACAAGGTGATACATTGTACACAGCCGCATTAACAATAAAATCAAAAACATCAACAGTTACTCTATCTGTTAATTTGCAAAAACAGCAAGGTAACGCATTTGGTGATTAATAAAAATAAATAAAATGGCATTACAAACATTTAAAGAGGTAATACAAAATAAAGGATATAGAATTTCAACTCAAGACAGAGAAGTATTTGAGCAAGGAAATTTACAATCATTTTTTGGCCTTAGTGATTATGATGTTATTGAGCTTGTTGTATATGATGTAAATGATAATCAATTAACTCAAGCTAATAATGGATTGGTTAGATATATTCCACTAACAAATCAAAATATAAAAGATTATATATTAATTCCACAAGGAACATTATTTCAAAAATATAAATTTCCAAAAGAATATTTTATAGATGCAGAACGTTTACTTAAAGAAGCCGGATATACAAATGGTATATTTAAAATTCAAGTAACTTTAATAAACAAAAGAGCTGGTAGTGGTGAGGAGGTAAATAATAAATTATGGATATCGGAAATATCACCATCAAGAACTGAAATAAGATTATATCCTCTTAAAAAAGGATTGGAAGAACACAAACAACTTCAAGAAAGATTTAATATTTTTGTAAACGATAAAAATTTTAGAGAAGATACAATTATTAACGCAGTTCCATTTGTAGAAATGACAAAGGCTGATTATGTTAAAGAATTAATTACAAATAAATATACTTCAAAATGGTTTGATAAATTAAGAGCAGAATTTAAAATAGCTAATTTTGATGAATTTGCTACCAAAGTTCGCAATGCATTTATTCAATCATGTCAATATGAATTTACAAATAGATATTCTAAAATTGGTGAGCTAAATTACGGACAACCTAGAAGTACAACATCACCATTATCTTTATCTGTTGATGATATAGCAAAAACTACAAAACTTATATTAATTCAAACTATTAATCATTATCTAATTAAGCAAAATGTTAGAGAAACTTCAACATTTGATAGCGGTATTAGAGCTAGTTTTGATGATATTACAAATATTCTTCAGAGAAACGAAAACGATACTATAATAGATACCTCGTATCCAATATTAAGACAAGTAACATTATTAAAACCAAAGCAAAGTGAATTGAGCGTAGCCGTAGAAAAAGAAGACCCATCTGCAGTTAAACCACCGCCTGTTATAGTACCTATGAACCCATTTGATAATACTGGTGTTACAACTAAACCATACGAACCAGGTGTACTTCCTGTGGCTGGTACAAGATTACCTGGTAGTGTATTTGCACCTGGTCAAGGAGCAATACCAAATACAGGACCAACATCTGTTGTGAATAATGGTTCACAAACACCAACTTATACATTTGAATCAAGTCCATTTGGATTTTCTCCTGGGGTGCCAATAGGACCTCCGGTAGAACCATTGGAAGAAACATTACCAACGGGAACATCGAATCAAGAATCACCTTTAAAGTTTTATTATGAATTAGTCAATGAAACAAATGGTGATGAAAAAGTAACATATAATGTTGGACCTAATGCACAACTATTAACAATAGTAGTGCCTGCTGGTAAAACTAGAATGGTTTGTGCTAATGTTGGAACTGTTTATGGAAATGTAACCAAAACATCTTTAGCTGGTTGTGGATAATAATAAATTGAAAAATAAATAATTATAGTAAATAATATAACATGCCATTAACCGACGCCCAAAAAGCAGAAGCAGACAGCTTTGGAATAAGTTATGATTTGTATGAAAAATTACAAACCGCAACTTTTGATGAAAAAGCTCTTGCCGCAGCTGTAGCATCATTTACCGCTCCTGGTGGTATAGGTACACCAGAAGGACAAGCTGCAAGTATAGCTGGTATAGCTGAATCGATGGCACAAAATACTGGATTACCTGGTGGTATTCCACTTCAGTTTCAGGCATTACAATTGGGTGATACTGTAATGCCATCATATACAACCATTACATATGCCGATAAACCACCCGTTATTATAGACTCAAAAAATCCTTTTAATTTACCAACAACACAAGAGGGATTAAATAATTTAGTAAAAGGGGCGGTTAGTATTACCGATGATAGAGTGGGTGATATACCTGTACCTGTTATTAGAGATACCCCATTAAATATTCCACAAAATACAATATACACTGTTTTTGTTAATTTGTCTGGAGCTAATTACTCCGCAGCTTTTATTAATAATGGACAGAACACAAAATTAAAACAAGGATTAAATGAGATAAAAGTAAACATTGGCTCTACATTATCATTTGTATCAGCTAACACATCTTTATACAATTTAGTTGCGGTTGATATTGATACCGGAAAAACAAAGAAAAATTTAAAAGCATCAAAAAGTACACCAAGTCTTTTAGCAGATATTACTGTAGATACTACATATAATGTTGATTTATACACCGAAGCTAATTTAATAAAGCAGAATGTTTCTGCTCAATTTTCAATTGAATTATCAAACAAAGAAGATTCAGCAAAAAGATACAATATAAGTTCAAATATAGGATTACCAATTGGTTTAATTAAAAGTGGTAAAGTTGAGCAAGTAACGGCTTATATAAATAAAAAAACTTATAGATTTAATTTAACTACTAATAATGTAATAACAATACCGGATTCTGCATTTGATAGAATAGGTAACTATAAAACCATTTTAGTTCCATATAATTCAGAATTAGGCGATGGTACTCCATTGGAGTTTACAATTAGTGCTGTTGAAGAAATGTATGTGGGTACGCCTGATATAAGAAATATAAAATATCCTACTTTAATAAAAGGAGCTGATTATATTGGAACGGATGTTAATTTTAGTATATCTTATGATTCTGTTAATACCGATTTTGTTAAAATTAAAAAATTAGGAGGAAGTTCATCACTAACAACCACTAAATCGGGAGTTGTTAATTTAAACTATAAACAACTCTATGAATTAGATAATACGGTAGTACCTGAAAATGATGATAAAATATCATTAAGTTTAGTTTTAACTCCATATAATATAAGTGGGTTTAAACAATTAGCTGGTAGAGATGAGGTACTTACAATTAATTTTGATAAGGGAGATTTAACAATACCAAGAGAAGTTGCAATTAATAGAATAGCCGAAGGATTTTTATCTCAATTGGACACATCTATTTTTAAAGATGAAACTTCTAAATATCTAACACATTTATTACATTTAGGTGGTGGTAATAATAAAGTAATAACAACTTGGACGGGTAGTGCTGGTTCAATCATTGCAAAGTTATACGAACCATTACCAACTACAATACAAACGAATCAACAAGTTTGGATTTCTAAATTACAATCAAATCCAATTGTTGAAACGGTAACATTATCGGATGCAGTAAACAATATATGCCCTCCATTAAAAGGACCTAATTTTTCATTAGAAGCTGATAATGGTATTGGATATAAAGTATTTGATGAAATTATTGCAAGTGGTTCAAATACATCAAATGATTTAGTAACGAAATATTTAGAAAGTACTGGAATTGATACTTCTAAATTAAATATATCATATGCAAGTGGTTCTGTTTATTTGTTTAATAATTTTGTAAACTTTAGTTCAGCCGAAGAAAGAGTTAATAACTTTTTTTACAAAGTACAACTAATAGAAGATTATAAAACCAAATATACTGCTTTGATAGCAGACACATTTACACAACCATATGTAGATTTGACTTCAAGTTTATTAGCTGAATATCCAAATAATATTGGTGACCCTTCGTTTTTAATATATGATGGTGCTACTTTAATAACTGAAGATTTTATATTTGATGAAATTAATTGGGAGATTAATCAACCAAAAGGCACTGCTCAAATTTCCGAAGCTAAAAAAATATTGGATATTTCGAACGCTTTAATCAGAGGATTTGATGGATTTGAAAAGTGGTTATATTCCGATATCCAATATTCAAATACTTTATCATATCCAAAAACAACATATATCAATCCAATAAATGGGCTAGCTACTTATGTTTTAAAACCAACCAATGACTCGGATGTTGTAAATTGGTATGATAGTATAGTACAAATATCAGCAGAATTTGATAAATATAATCCAAATTATTTGGTAAATAATATACCAACTTTTATACAAGAAGATTATGATAATAATGACTTCATAGTTTTTTTAGATATGATTGGTCAACATTTTGACATTATTTGGGTTTATATAAATGGATTAAAGAAAACTCATTTAATAGAAGAAAAACAATCAACTGGTGCAATTGATAAGTTAATTTATTATCTATTAGAATCAATGGGTTGGGATTCAAAAATAGCATTTGATTCCAACTCTCTTTGGGAATATGCATTTGGAACTAATAAAGAAGGTTTCCAAAAATATTCAATGCCATTAGAAGAAGCAAACAATCAAATATGGAGAAGAATATTAAATAACTTACCATACCTTTTAAAACATAAGGGTACTGCTAGAGCTATGAAGGCTGTAATGGCTTGTTATGGCGTTCCTCAATCAATGCTAACCATAATGGAATTTGGTGGACCCCAAGACCCAACCAAAGAAGGTAGTACTAAATTTACATTTGATGATAGAACGGCTGCAATTAAATTAAATTCGGGTTCTTATAATTCTTCTGTTGTTGTTCCTTGGAAATCAATAAATGGTTCATATCCACAAGGTATTGAATTTAGAATAAAACCTGATAGTGTACAAACAACTAGAATTATATCAAGTTCTCAATTTTATTTAGATATAGAACAAACTACCGGTTCATTTGCAACTTTAACATTTGGATTAGGCGAAAATGCAATATCAGCAGGACCTTATTTTGAAAATATAACAAGTAGTAATTTTAATTGGACAAATACATTTTGGGCTCCACCAAGTTCTTCAATTGAGTTTTATACTGGCTCTATTGGTGCATATATATCACCCATAACTGGAAGTCCATTCTACTACACACCATCCGCAACAATGACTGTTCAGTATTATAATGGTGCTAATGGTGAGTATGCATTAGGACCTGATACTGTTAGTGGTAGTTCTAATTTTCCACTATCTACTGAATATTATAGTAATGTTTTAATAAATAGATATCCATTGGGTGGTGTATCATCGGTAGCATCTCGTTATGAGGTATTACTAAAAACATCCGATGGGCAAAGGATTATAAATTCCGTAAGTATGTCTTTTGTTAGTACAAAAGAATGTTGGGAAAGTGGTTCTAATTTAACAATAGGTAAAGATTTTGATGGTAACTTAGATGAGTTTAGATTATGGAGAGTTCCACTTCAACCATCTAAATTTGAAAATCACACATTACATCCTGATGCTATAAATGGTAACTCATATACGGCATCAACGGCTGATTTATTATTCCGTTTGGATTTTGAATATCCCAAGAATAGAATATTAGACCCATATATTAAAAACGTTGCTATAAACACAACATATGGTGAGGATTATGCTACCGCAAGTTTAATGTATTCAGCATCATTATATCCATATCAATATATCCCATACGATAGAACTGTAACAGCAACTGTACCATCATTAGGATTAAACTATTCAAACAAAATAAGATTTGAATCGGCATCTTTAATAGGTGATTTATCTTACAAAGCTAGAGCAACTAAAAAATCGTTTGACCAATCTACAATAGATTCTAATAGATTGGGTATATTCATGTCTCCAATTAAGGAGTTAAATATGGATATTGTAAAAGCATTTGGTGATTTTAACATTGATAACTATATAGGTGACCCATCGGATGATTATAAAGATTCTTATAGAGAACTTGCCGATTTAAGAAAATATTATTTTCAACGTTTGGATAGAAATATGAATGAGTATATCCAATTAGTAAGATATATTGATAAATCTTTATTTGATGTTTTAAGTGATTTAGCTCCAAGCAGAACAAATGTTTCAAAAGGTCTTTTAATCGAACCTCATTATTTAGAAAGAAGTAAAATTCGTTGGGATAAACCAAAATCAGAAAGAGGTGATTATGAAAGCGTTGTAGATGCACAGCAATTTAATGAAATTGAGTTTTCATATGAAAGTAAAGATGCTTTAGTAGATGCAACTCAAATAGCAACATTACTTTCTGATTTACCAAATTATGAAACTTTAATAAATGCGGAAGAAGTTTATACCATTGAATCTGAAAATAATGGATATGAAGCTGAAATACCAACTTCTGAACTTTATTTAATAGATACAGAATATCCAACATACCCACCAACTGGTTCTGTAGAAATATTTATACCAACTGGTGCTACTATAACTGCTGAAATTGATTCATTTAATACAACTATTATTGGTATGAATCCTGAATCATTAGCAAATGCTGGATTTGGTTTATATGGTGAAAGTGGTAATTCAATTGTATCTACCATTGAACCTATTTTTGGTAATTATCAAACAAGCGGTAGTAGAAAAAGTGTATTTTTAGTAAAAGAACAATATACTACAAAAGTTTCAACACAAACACAAGGTTGGCCAACAAACGGAGCATTGCCAGGTGAGCAAGTTTTATATGAAGATGTAATAACTACAAATCATAGATATAAGGTTTCTGTATTACCATTTAGTGGGAGTATTGAAATTGGAAATCAAACAACGGAGGTTACATCTTTAAATGGATATTTTCCAACACATTATAAATTTGTAAACAATTTATCAAAAGGATTACAAAATTCATATTGGAATGGCTCTGTACAAAGTACAACAACAACACCTGATGGTTTAGATGCAGTTGAAATCTTTACAACTAATCCTAACATACTTAAAGTTGCTAAAACAGGTAGAGGAAGTGGTGAACCAATACTTATTGTGGAGTAGTTGGAAAATAAAAATAAGTTATATTTATATAATATAGAATAAACGCATAACAAATGGCATATTTAGATAATTC